CTCCGGTAATTCCGGAGTTACTGAGTGTAATTGTACATATAGATCTAGCCTCTACGTGTACTATGTACACGTGGAGATTTCTAGAATAGTCTTATGTTATGATGATGCCTTATCTAAGCCACATAGTGGCGTCCTTATGGACAAACAAAATCAAAACGACGGTGTCACGATGGTGAATCCGTGTCCTAACTGTACTTGTTAGGGAAAATCTGGGCATATATGCATATAGCATTGTTGCCCTTGCCCCCTATGGGGCTGCATCTCGTTGAGATGGAATTGTCAAAATGACGGTATCAAGAACCCGTAACCACATTTGTGGTATTAAATATCGTAAGCTGGCTTATGCCTTAATATGCTGAAACGACGGTAACGCGTTGCGAGTCCGTGCCCTGAGAAAGATAATACAGGGAATACATGTTGTATATTACATTATTTATATTTACATATTGACAATTTTGCGTTGTTCCCACCACCTATAAAAATTATTCATGTTATATATTATAAAAACTGGTGTGTGAGGTATTGGACAAAGCATTGTGAGATTAAACTCAAGTACCATTGAAGTGTCGTAACTCCTCTATGGCAGCACCTAGATGGATGAATCTTGATAGTTTAATAATTTGGAGCCTGAGTGTCCAAACTATCAGGGATAGACAATGTTTTGGTAGTCGAAGGGACTATAAAATCTACACGTAGGGATGCGTGTAGAGACCATCTGGAACGTGGTCGGCGATTGATGCCCTGGTCTGATATAGCCATGAATATATTGAGGATGGTAAACCTCGGAGTATTCCAGCACGTTCAAGCTAAATTGAACGAATCCGTCTGCTCACAAAGTAGACTTAAAACTCATTCTCCCATTCTTTTCTCTTTATGCAATAAAACATACCCACTATAGTAGATAATACTATTCAAATCATTCAAAATGTCAGAATTTTACTTTTACGATAGTGACGAAGAGCAAGTCCCACAACAGGCTACTGTGCCTAGTGTGGAAGAAATCCTTGAGCAGAATAGACTCCTTAGGGAGAGGGTCAGGTTAGATTACATATATATGTGTCTCCGGACCAAGTATCTCCCCACTCTAGTGTGTTATGAACCACAGTGTGGATATGAAGAAGTCTCATGTGTAGTTAATCGAACGCGAGATACACAATCTGTTCATGAGATTTGTGGACCAGTACACAAATGCAGGAAGCAGTTTAATAACTGTTATGTTCGGAAGAATATAGGTAGCAGACAGCGTGCACGTTTTCGGCGTGCGGCTATTGGATGGAGCTTGCAAATGGAACTGGTTTTGCAAGAAATGGAGGGATTTGCCACCTGTGGGTATCACAGCAGTGGCATTTTGCACCCCCCTCATCCGAGGGTTATCCCCCAAAGCGGGGACGAAATGGATGAGAAGCAAGCACGGCGTAGTGCTAAACTTCGGTCGAGGAGATCGGAGTATTTTGAGCGACAGCGTGCGCGCTGTAAGAAAGGAAAAAAGTCCGCACAACTTGAAGAAGTTCGTAGGCAGATGAAAAAATATTCGAAGGATGTCAATCGTCCACAGGAAGTGGTTTCAGATGATGTAAAGAAACAAATGGAATTGATGTGTCAAGGCCTTAACCCAGAATCTGGAGTAGATTTTAGCAATGTCACAAAGGTTCTTAATCACCTAGAAAACTTTGTAGCCATGTGTTACACAGTCTCGGGAATGAATGATCCTGCACGAGCGGCATCCACCCTCTTTCTATATGTGAAAACCATCTCATCAGAGAGTGTTAGTGCCTCCCTGTGGCAGTATTTGTGTAACATTCTCATGGAGAAAGAGGAGAGTATAGTTCCTTTCGAAGATGGCTATCTAGCTGAATCAGGTGTTGAGTACCTTGATGTGTTGAGGAATCTCTCGAAAAACTTTTCTCTTTTGACTGCAAATCCCGTTTTTCCAAAAATTTCATATTTGCTTAGTGCCTGCGTTTGCGCAGGGCTTTGTGAGGCGTCTTCGTTGACGTGGTCGGTTGGAAGTGTTAATCTGTTCAAGCCGGATGTGTATATGAAGCACATCAGGGCAGAATCGTTGATCGACGCAGTTATTTCTACCGTGTTATACTTTGTTGAAGGAGGTCACGAATATTTCATTAATGGAACGATGGGAGGGTTTTTATTTTCAGATAGCAGAATTGAGCGTTTACAAGAAAGTTATAACAAGTTGTGTGCGTGCCAGACCCACTTCAAGACAGGAATGTTAAGAAAGGAGACTGGTATGTCTAACCATGAATATGCGTCTCAAGTTGACGAAACCATTGAAGGGTTGAAAAAAGTTAGTAGACTGGTAACTGGAGGAGAGAAAGCCTCTATCGATCGGATGCTAACCAAGATGTATGAGATACGGATGGAATTCAACGCTACAAGAGTTAGAGGCGGGCTACGGTGTGCACCATATTGTACCTTTTATCGAGGTACTTCTGGTGTTGGTAAATCGGTTTTAACCGGGGTCATGCCTTCCATTATTGGTGCATTGAATAATTTTGACGCTAGCCCTGATAAATGTACAACGCTGAATCCTGACGACCAATATCACTCCGGGATGCGTGGCGACGTGACTGTTGTAACGCTAGACGACATATTTAACACGCACAAAGACTTCCTAATGAATTCACCATGCGTTGATGTTATAACGTTTGTCAACAATATCGTATGTTATGCTATTATGGCTGATGTTGAATCTAAGGGTAAGATCCCGATTGAGCCCAAACTAGTGCAGATCACTTCCAACTTACCAGATATGGGGGCCTACACGGCTTCCAATCACCCGGCAGCCATTTTGCGCAGAGCAATCGTCACTGTTGACGTGCGGGTCAAACCACAATTCAGGAAGACGGGTGGAAATTCACTTGACATGGATAAGGTGAAATTGCACTATCAGTCACAAGGTCTAGATTTACCCATTCTCCCAGATGTTTGGGAGTTGGATGTATGGGAACCCATTCCTGTGCCTAGTCCAACACATGGAGCGCGTGAGGAGATCGAATATCGGCCTCACAGAGACGAGAAAGGACCGCTGATTAAGGTGGATGTGCATAGGTATGTAGAATTTATAAAGGTACATAGTAGGAAATGGTATGCAGATCAAGAAGACCTAGTCGAAAGGAGTAATGTTATTCACCAATCAGTCAAATTGTGCGAGAAGTGTGATAAAATAAACTTCATGTGCCAGTGCCAACCATGTATTATGCAGGATGTCATTGAGGCTGAATCTGGTGTCATGCCCTTGGCAAGTCCTGGTACGATTGATACAGAGAGTCTCATTCGCAATTTGAACTGCGGTATGTTGAACCTCTTGTCGTGGTTTCCTGATGCATTTGTTGGAAAGGTGACTAAGTTTCTCCTACGTTGGAAATATAGTGAGGATCTGTTTATGATACCCACAACTCCTGACATTATGTGGACATTTTGGCGACTTGTCCTTGTGAGTTTTCTCACTATTCCATTTAATATGTGCATCTTACAATTGCACGGGTTTTATTGGAACATTTTCGGGCTTTTCCATTTCGTGTTTTTTATGTGTGGGTTGCCTATTATATACTATCTTGCACAGTGCCTCATGGATCAAATCAACATAACGAAGCTGTCTTACAGACGTCGGTGCACTCAGGCCGCAATGCGACCTGATGCACTAATTGTTATTGGACGTAATCAACGAAAGCGAATTACTGATGCGTTTATTGCTGGGTCACTTGCTATGGCAGCTATTTACGCAGTAGTGAAGAGTGGAGCCATGTTGCGTAGACTTATGTCACATGTTGCTCATGGTAGTTTACAACCTGTTTCAGAAGATGACGTCAGGAGGCGTGATAAGGAGGTTTGCAACTACCAGAAAGTTGTACCTTCCCAACTACCTAATAAGAACAGACAGCTTGTGACTTGCACAATGGATCAATTTGTGAATACGATATCTGATAACCTGTATTACATGCGCATCAAAGGCGTAAGTGAGGAACGGTATAGAGTTTGCAATATATTGTTCCTGCGCGCCTCTGTCTTCTTAATGCCGTATCACGTGCTGTTTTCAGGAGCAGACCCCGTTAATGGGAAGACTGGTGATTTGGATTTTACAGTACATAAGTTGGGAACTACCCATGGTCCCACTACTAGCGTCGGCAAATTATCAGAGTGTTCGTGGGTACGCATTCCTGACACTGATCTGGTGGTGGTTAACGCAGACGTGGCTGGGACTATGTCTGATATCACCCATGTATTTACAGAGAATGATTGTGATGGTCCCGCGGAGTTTCTATACAGAAATGATGATGGCACTCTGCGACGGGAAGTCACTACGCTGTCTAAGGGCAGGGTAGGTCATAAATTTTGCCAGTTTGATGGAGCTAGTTACAAATTGGAAGGTGGGACCAAACCTGGTCTATGTATGGGCCTTCTCATGTCTCAGCGGAAGGAAAAATCGATTGTAGGTTTCCATTTAGGGGGGAAAAATCCCATTTTTGGGATCACTTCCACTTTTGGAATCTGTGGTGGACTAAAGAAGTCGCAGCTTGAAGAGGCGATAGCTAAATTATCTAGTGAGAGATTGCTACCACATTCTAAAGGAGAGTTCCCTACAGAGATGTATGGGATGAAGACGATTACCACGTACAATATTGATAAGCATAGTCCGGTACAGTATTTAACTGAATCACGTGCGTTCCATGTTTATGGGACTTGTAGTGGTGGCGTCACTGCAACTTCTAAGGTGGTCCAATCCCTCATTTCTGATACAGTTGAGAAGTACATGGCATGCCCACAAAAGTGGGGACCTCCCAAACTGAAACCTAGCTGGATGCCATGGCGGGAGAATTTGGTGAATATTGTTACACCTTCCACTGGTTTCAAACCACGGGTTGTGAAATGGGCAGTGGACGACTATTGTAGGCGGATTATCACTCATATTAAGGAGAACGATTACGCCCGCAGCATGTTCGGTGTCTTAACTATGGAGCAAGCCATCAATGGGATACCAGGTGTTAGGTTTATTGACAAGATTAATGCCAACACTTCGGTCGGATACCCTCTGGCGGGCCCAAAATCCAACATGATGATCGAACTGGAACCCAATGACGTGTATCCTAATCCAGTAGATTTTAATGAAGATGTGCAGAAGGAGATACGGAGGATTGAGATGTGCTACGAAGATGAGGAACGAGCCTTCCCAATATATAAAGCATGTCTGAAGGATGAACCAACTCCCATTGTAAAGGACAAAGCCCCACGTGTTATGTACGCTACTCAAGTTGCACGAGGAGTGCATGCACGCAAATATCTGCTATCCGTGACGCGGTTTATTAACACACATCCTTTGATGTGTGAGTCGATGGTTGGAATAAATTGTATGAGTCCCGAGTGGAAAGAGTTCCGAGATTTCATTACTAAGAATGGTCGGCTAGATCACCGCACTTTTGCGATTGATTATAGTAAGTATGACCAAAAGATTCCACCACAACTCATTACGGCGGCATATGAGTGTATACTGCGATTGTGTGAAGCAAGTGGGAAATATTCTCCCTATGACATGCGGCAAATCCGTGGGATATTCAGTGACGCAGTCTACCCAATGGTTGCGTATAATGGAACATTAATGTCTTTTGCTAATGGTGCGATGTCTGGTGATTCAATTACTGTATACATCAACAACCTCGTGAATAGCATTCTACAAAGATGTGCCTTTTATGAATTGGAAGTCCTTAAAACTAGGGAGAGAGAATTCCGAGATGCAATCCATGCTGGCAATTATGGTGATGACAACAAGGGTTGTGTGGAAGAGGATGTCGAGTTCTATAACATGCAAAGCTATCAAAGATATATGGCTGAGCATGGAATTAAGGTCACGATGCCTGACAAAACTGTAGATATGGTTAAGTTTATGCATTGGGATGAGGCTGATTTCCTCAAGAGGAAAGATAGTTTCATACCTGAAATTAATATGCATTTAGGCAAGCTGGATGAGGATTCCATTTTCAAGAGCCTACACTCGAACCTACGCAATGCCAATCTCTCTAGAGAAGAATTGGCAATAGCGTGTATGACTGGTGCAGCGCATGAATGGTTTGCGCATGGGCGCGAGGTCTATGAGACCAGAATCGGGCAACTGAAGGAAGTTGCTAGAGAACATCATCTTGATGTTAAGGCACTCGATTACTCATTTGATGATCGGGTGAACATGTGGCAAATGGCACATTGTGAGGGTCCTATGACTCATGATCAAATGGTCTTACATGACCAGAAGATTAGAGACCAAGACTCTCTCTTTCCATTTGAGGAATTCGCACCTGAAAGCGGACAACCGTATCCTTGTATTGGTTACCCGTTGTGTGGTCAACGAGGCTTACTTGGATTTTACATATACGGTGGCAGGAACCACGACTGTTACCAAAACTCTTCTATTATGTGTGCTTTGAGCCGGGCATACATGTATTTCAGGCTTGGTATTTGTATTAATTTTTTAAGAGGTCGCTCTCTCACCCTACACGAGAGAAACCAAGGGGTGGATGCCCCGACTGTTGGAACTGACTTGGAATATAGTCAGAGTAGTGATTATGTGTCGTCACTATCTAATTCTGACATAGACATAACTTATTTGGGTTACGACCCTGAATCAGGAGAAGAGTCTTTTGATATCCACACTCAACAAAACTTGACTACGCATACAGCAACAACGTTTTCATCCATGAATCCTGGATATGTCTATGACATTAAACCTAGTACGGATATTACTTTTAATAATGCAGTGAATGAGGTGGAAGATATACAACATTTCTTTAAGAGACCTACACTTCTCGACAATATGACGTGGACTCCTGGTGCTGTTTTGTATCGTACCTTCCAGCCATGGGCTCTCTTTTTGGCCCAACCTCGGATTGCGAATAGGCTTAGCAATTATAGGAATGTTAAAGGTACAATGCACTTACGATTTTTGATAAATGGCAATCCATTTTACTATGGTTTAGCCATAGCACATGCTGTACCTGTACCCACTGCATTGGATGAATTTGGGTCATATCGTAATCCTTTCGATCCCAACGTAGTGTGTGACATGGTTGGTTGTAGCCAGACTCCCCACGTATACCTGGACCCAACCCTTAGCCAAGGTGGTGATTTAGTCCTTCCGTTTATGTTCCAGTACAATGCAATGAATATTGTGACGGGGGACCAGACTTTACTCTGGGATGTGTACGTGAGGCAGTTTTCTAACCTCGCGCATGCACTCAACAATACCGACCCTGTTAACATTGCTGTGATGGCGTGGGTTGAAGACCTTGAGATGTCTGGGCTTACCAATCACAATATTGCTGGTATTTCGCCACAAAGTGGTGATGAATACGGTACCACTGCAGTGTCTGATATGGCTACTGCTGTTGCAAAGACTTCTGGTATGCTCAAAAATGCACCAGTCATTGGGAAATATGCTCGAGCTTCTGAGATGGTAGCTTCGCATGTAGCGAGTGTCGCAAAAGCCTTTGGTTATTCACGTCCAGCATTAGCTGACAACATACATCAACTCACCCCCAGTCTTTTTGGGAATATGGCGAATGCCAATGTAAGTGATGGAGTGATGAAATTGACTATGGACGTTAAACAGGAGACCACCATTGACCCTTCTACTGTCTCTGCAGCTGGTGATGATATGGATCTAGTAGCACTGGCAAAGAGGGAATCTTACATTGCTACTTTTTCCTGGCCCATACAAGCGGCGCATGGGTCAGACATTTGTCACGCACGCGTTTGTCCGTCAATGTATGTGCAGGGACCTGGAGCACAATATCCAGAGTTACATCTTACTCCGGCTGCATGGGTGTGTGTGCCATTTTCATACTGGCGAGGAACTATGAAATTCAGATTTAAGGTGTTAGCATCCAATTTTCACAAAGGGCGATTGCGTATATCGTATGATCCAGTATACTCTGAGAACGTTAGTTCTTTTAATTCAGTACACAATTATATTGTGGACATATCGGAGTCGAAGGACTTTACTGTCCACATTGGGTGGGCTAGTAATAAACCATATCTGGAGTGTGGTACGCTTTCCGAGATCATGTACTCACCAGTCACTATAGCTTCAACAAATCTCATTGAAAATGGTACGATAAAAATAGAAGTTTTCAATAAATTGACTGCACCGGATGTGTCGTCGGACCAAGTCACTATTCTTATGTTCGCATCTATGTGCGACGATTTTGAGGTCTTCGGACCTAGAAGTGTGATTATGTCTAGTATGACATATAACAATCCTAATGATGCCATGGCGATGGCAGATGAGGTGGACCCTCAATCTGGTGTGGAGCAACTTGACGAAAAGACAGACGAACCTAGTAGACCAGTAATCGACGCCCCAGATACTACGTTGGGAGCGGGTATGTTGACTGATCCCTCGATTATGATATGTGCTGGTGAGTCAATAATATCATGGCGACAAGTCTTGAAGAGATATTGTTTTCATAATGCTGGACAGATTATCAATGGTGCTACGGCAACCACAACTTCATATATAGGAAGGTGGTTGCGCCCAGATTTTCCACTGTATCGTGGCTACCAGTCTGACGGTGTTCACACAACATCCACTGGTGCTAAGTATAACTACGTTCAAACCACTATTTTGAATTGGGTAGTTCCAGCTTATTTGGGTTGGAGAGGTGGAATACGATGGAAATATGCAGTGGTTGGTGGTTACGGTGTGACACAGGGTATGCTAGCCCTAAATCGAGTGCCGTTTAACCCTGGATGGACCGGTGATGAGGGTGTTCTCACATCAGCTGGCAATACAAATTCCTCAGTAGCATCAGCGTATTTTACGTATTATCCATCCTTTTGGCAAGGTGGTACAGCTACGGAGTTGAGAAACAACCCAGTGGTTAACGCAGAGATGCCCTACCAATATAACTCCAGGTTCTTCAGTGCACGCAGGAAGAACATGGCCGTAGCCAATACGAGCTTCAGAGCTCATCAAGTCGTGTTAGTGTCACAGGCACTTAAACCTGTGGTTGCTGCTCATGTGGCAGCAGGGGACGATTTTACAACATTCATGTTCATTTCAGTCCCTAGGTGCTGGTTCCGTACTGGAAATCCAACACCACAATAATCTCACAGTCCTATGGACTTACTCCTCAGTAATCGGGAGGTGCGAGAGATCGCATTGGTGTGAGCCACCTGCAATTAGCTTTGACTATGGTTTTTATGGTGGTTTACCACCGGAATTTTACGTAGATTACAAGTTCTAGTTGCAGTCTTACTGTCTCAGGCGTGAGGCAGAGATTATATATGCAAAT